AAACTTGACTTAGTAAAGACATACAACTACAATGATGTTGATGGAACTCTATTGTTCCAAAAGTTGCGATATGTAGACAGTGCTGGAAAGAAAACATTCAGACAGCGCAAACCAGATGGTCGTGGTGGTTGGGAATACTCGCTAGGTGATACGCCAAAAGTTTTGTACAACCTGCCCGCCGTTGTAAAAGCAGTAGCAGACGGATACCCAATCTGGGTTGTCGAGGGAGAGAAAGATGCCGACACGCTTATTGAACTCGGCATTATTGCGACGACGATGCCAGGCGGGGCTGGCAAGTGGCTCGACATACACACTGCTGTGCTTGCTGGCGCAGAAGTAGAAATCATCGCAGACAATGATGAGCCTGGAATAGCGCACGCCAAGTTGGTGTTTGAAGAACTAACAAAGGCTGGATGTAGCGCAAACATATGGGCTACACCAAAGGGCAAAGATGTAAGCGAATACCTTGCTATCGGTGGAAGCCTTGATGACTTCGTTGCTCTTGAATATGCGCCCAAGAACGAACCCGAGGCCCCGCCTCAGGCCGATGTCTTCTCCGACGCAAAGTCAAAGTTGGAGGCCCTGCTCGTCAGGAGCGACCTCACTCCACAGCAGATTCTTGTCAGAGCGCAAGACATCGCCTTGCTGGCAGCGAGGGACAAGCCGACCGACTTTGGACGACTGGTTGATTGGGCTTCATTTGTAAATGAAGGTGGCGATGATTCGTATGACTGGGTCATAGATGAACTCATTGAGCGTGGCGAGAGAGTAATTGTTGTTGCGGCTGAGGGTGTTGGTAAGACAATGTTGGCACGGCAGGTAGCCATTCTTTCTGGTTGTGGGATACACCCGTTCACCTACCAAAAGATGAAACAAATCAGGACATTGACGGTTGACCTTGAGAACCCAGAGCGAATCATCAGGAGAACATCTACCGCAATCATGAAGACTGCGCTCGCCCGTGGGTACACGAATAGCCCATCTGCTCAACTGCTGGTCAAACCATCGGGGCTGGACCTGCTCAAACCCGAGGACAGAATGGTGTTGGAGAGGGCTATTGAGGACGCAAAGCCAGAGTTGCTCGTGATGGGTCCGCTGTACAAGGCGTTCATTGACCCAGGTGGTCGTACATCGGAAGCAGTCGCAGTGGAAGTCGCTCGTTATCTTGACTACATCAGGGATGTGTACAAATGCGCCCTGTGGTTGGAACACCACGCACCCCTTGGTGAAAGCATGACCAATCGCCAACTTCGCCCGTTCGGCTCCGCCGTGTGGTCCCGCTGGCCAGAGTTCGGCATCTCGCTCACACCAGACCTCACAGGAGGGCTTCATGTTTACGATGTACGACATTTCAGAGGTGCTCGTGACGAACGCCCATTTCCTACTAAAATGAGGAGAGGAAAACTCTTCCCGTTTGAAGTGTTGGAATACGCCAAGGTGAACAAATGAGCAAACAAAATAAAGTCATGACCAGAGAGTTTCTGGCAGAACGGGACCTCCGTGTCTTCAAGATGCGTCAGGCTGGCGTTTCCGCTCAGGAGATAGCAAGAAGATTTGACATGTCAACCAGCGCAGTTAATATGGCTGTGCGCCGACAGTTGGAGAAGATGAATAAGGAGGCGTTGCTCGCCTACCCAGAGGTTCTCCGCATGGAACTAGAGCGCTTGGATAACCTACAAGCAGCCATTTGGCCCCTGACTCAGCATCGTAAGGTCAAGATGGATGACGGTACAGAAATAGCCGTCGAGCCAGACATGAAGGCTGTACAGCAGGTTTTGTCAATCATAGACAGAAGAGCAAAACTTCTCGGTATGGAACAGTCTTCGTCCAACAACATCAATGTCAACATGGACATCAGGAACACCGAAACCACAATCAACGCAACTCTTGCCGGTGCTGCCGCCAGCCCCGCTGCCGTCAACGCCTTCGACCCAGAAACAGAGGCACGGAAACTGCTGGAAATCATGGGGGCATCTGGCGTGCTTCCATCTGCTACTGTTACTGGAATATTGGCACAAGCAACAAGAAATGAAGAAGTCTTGATAGACTCAGACATTGTGGATGCGGAGATTATCGATGAGCGATAACAAGAACATAGAGGCTGCGCTAGAGAACGAAATTGCGCAAGGTCTACATATCTCCACAGAGTTATCTCCCGAGTCTGGTCCAGCAGATAAGACTGTGCTTATCCGTCTTACCGAGTACGACAGGGAGAGATGGAAGCAGGCTTCTGAGAAGATTGGCAAGACAATGTCTCAGATGATTCGGGAAACCGTCAATAACTTTGTGGTAGAGACCATTGACTGTACCCACCCAGTGAACATGCGTCGCTATTACCCGTGGTCGGAGTTCTGCCTGAAATGCGAGACGAGACTGAGGTAACGGGGCCCCTGCGTAAGGTGCCCCTCGCTGTCGCTGCGTACAGGTATGCGGCTTGCAAGAAATGCCCACACATGCGTAAGTGGGGCAAGAAATGTAAGTTGTGCGGCTGTTTCCTGCTTACAAAAGTTGAGTACGAAATAGAGTCATGCCCCCTCGGAAAGTGGTAATATGAACCTTCTTTGATGGAGGTGAGTATGACCATTCTCTTTTTTGTTTTATCTATTACCCTTGCCTGTCAGTGGGTCGCCATCGCAAGACTTCATAGGAGGGTGGATTACATTCGTGCCGAACTGGACAAACAGGCTGGGGCGATACGGGGTATGAAGTTGATTTTCCAGATGATGTCTAAGAAGGCAAGGAAAAAAGTAGAAATCTAACTACTTGTTGCGGGCGTTGCGACCCGCTCTCTCAGCAGCCTCTGTGTTTCCAACGAACTGATTACCCGCGCGACTTCCCTTGATTTTCTTTCTATTTGTCGCTGCCCTCTGCGCAGGTGTAAGACGACGCCAAGCACTAGCAGGAAGATACCTACGAGTGCCACCTTCTCGTATCGCTGGTTTACCATCTGATGTTGTCCATTTCTCCCGTGTCCACTTCTTCAATGAACGCTGAGTCTTTCGTGGCTTACCCTTGTAGCCACCCCCAGCCTTTCTGTATTCAAGAGCAAGCAACTGCGCTTTTCTGGCTGACCACTGCCCCGGCTTTCCGCCCTTGCTCCCAGCCATGATGCGATTCTTTATGTTCTCCCTGAGTTTTGGCTTTGTGTACGAGCCTTCCTTGAACTCAACCGTGGGGGCATTTGAAAGGAAGTCTTTGGTTGATAGTTCTACCCAGTCAAGAGACTTGCCCTTCACCGTGCGTGTTTGTATGCGTGCTTCTCTGAACAACTCATCAAGATGGTCTTCATCCCTGACCCTGCCCACACGAACATCTTTGTAGCCAAACCTATTCACAAACTTTGATGGGATGTAATACTTTTCTTTTAGCCACTCATTCCAGTAGTCCTCAGACTCCTTGCTGGATGAATATGCTGTGTAGACGCCATTCTCGTCATCTGTTGGCGTCACATACACGAACAGCACCGGGGCTGTTTCGGGAAGCGGCGGACCAGATGTAACCATGAAGTAGTAGGTCGTCTCGTTCTGTGCTTCTTTCTCTGCTTCCATAATCATGTCAGACAACTCTTGGCGCAGTTCTGGGTCTGTCGTCATGGATAGTTGGTTGTACAGGTTGTACAAAAGCACTTTGTTCTTGTCGTCAGAAATCAAAACGATACTCCTCTTCTAGCCTTTGCCATTGCTTTCAGTCTCTCAACTGGTATGCCAAGGAACTTAGAAAGCATCTCATAGTGAGCATCTACAAGCCCACGCTGTGCCCTTCCCTTGGGGTAAAAGATTTCTCTCATTGCCTCAGCAATGTACTCTAGTCTATTTGAAGCGGCGTAGTTGCTAATCATTTTTGCTATTTCTTTTTCACTACTCGTTAGTTCAACACCCCTACCCGACTTGACTCCAGCCACAAAGTCTTCCTGTAGTGCTTTTCTAGCACTTTCGTTCATCTCTACAGCCATTGCGTGGATTGTATGAGCAAGTTCATGGACGATAACTTCCTCAGCGCTTAGATTACCCATTCCGTACTTGTTCGTTCCTGTCGCTATGTGTTCTGGGAATGCGAGTACACCCATGCCAGTATGGTATTGACCCTGTGTTCCAAACCAACTCTCAGTCATACTCAGGAGTGGTGATTCAGTCCCGCCATTACTTATGTTCCACTTTGTAACAAACATTGGTGGGATGTCAAACTCAGAAAGAATTCTTGCGAATTCAGGATTTGAATCAAGAAGTTTTCCGAGCCTGTCAGCAAGAAGTTTTTGCTTTTCCCAGTCCACCTCCATCATCTCCAGTTTCTTCATAGTTTTCTTTACGCCCTTACCCTTTGAGTATGGGGAATTCTCAAGAAGCGACCTAACCTGCTCAGGGCTTGTTGGGATAGCACGCCTTACGAACTCGCCAGTACTGCTCGGCGCGGGACGGGGCTTGTCTGTGGCACCATAAATCTTGACCAACTTTCTTGACTTGCCACGCGCTGAGGCAAATCCCTGCGGTGCTGATGCTGAAGCAAAGCCTTTCTTTTGTTGTGGTTCGTTGCGCCATCCACCGATTGCTTCCCACAATATGTCAGTAATCTCGTCATCTGACATGTCTGCCAGTTCAGTCCACCTAGAAAGAACTGATTCAACACCTTCGTCAATTTCTCTGTAAAGATATGCTGAATCTGTTGGTGTCCAAGAGCCACCATCTACCTCGGATAGCAGTCCAGTTGAATGACCTATGACTTTTTGCGCTTCGTCGCGGATTCTTCTGTGCTTTTCGGCTATGTCTTGCCTGTAGTCCTTCATCGCATCTTCAACTAGTTGGCGTATTTGATTCTTGCTTAATTCACCAAAAGACTGTAGGTCCATACTTCTAGCAAACAAAAATCTATCTACTATCATGTCTTCAAGAGATTTGTCGCTAACTGCGTGTAGCGCCTCTCCGTGGTCTATCGGGACTAGTGCTATTGAGCCGTCCGGTTGGGCAGCCAAAAGATAGTTGCCAGTGTTTCTATCCCTATTGTCCATAACAGCATCAATAAGACCTTGGCGAAGTGCGGATATCGGGCTTATGTCCTCACGGGCTGTGTTGTTGTTCCTCAGATTGTCGCCGTCGCCAATTATGCGACCGTGTCTATTTTGCGCCAACTCTGTAACAAAGGCAATTCCTGGTCTTTGTTCTGGAGCCTGAGAATCTTCTTCACCAGCACCAAGACGACTTCTTCTTACTATTCTTATCGGCATCGGAGCAAATCCGAGTTCTTCGTTGATGGTATTGGCAATAGCCTCTCTTACCGCCCCCTGAACCGAATCTTCGGCGCTGTTCTGGACTATTGGGATAACTTCATCGTCCCTACTCCAGTTAACAGATGCTTCAAACTTTAGCCCTATGTATCCGCCAGTCTTTGTGTCCTGGATGCGAATCATTCCATGAACACCACCGCCAGCGGCTAGGAACTCAAATCTTCCTCCCGCTTTAGCAAGTCTCCATCCACTTTCTCTTTCTCCAGGAATTTGTGAAGTATTACGCAGTATTGACTCAATCAAGAACTCGTCTGGAACCTCTGAAAGATTTCCTCCGAACTCGACATAATCTATTGCCGATTCGAGCGAATCAAGTTTTACCGTCTGACCAGTTCTTGGGTGTACAACTTCATTGCCAACTTTCACCCTCTTTTGTGTTGTTCCAGAAGCATCGGCATGTGCTACTTCCGTATTGGGCATTTCTTTTCTAAGTTCTATGCCGTGTGTCGTAGTTTTCCACTCTTGTGTGCTGGAAGCAAAACCACGGTGACGAGCATCTGCGTTGACTATTCTTGACAAGTCCTGGCTTGTTGCGTTATTCAGTGTGTCTCTGTTGCTTGATGCGAACCCACGCGGACGGGGCTCGAGCGGTGAACCGTCTTTGCCAAATGCTGGCGTCTTATCGATGTCCCTCTCAAGGATGTCTACTACTTCCCAGATATCACCTTTGTAGTCATGTGCTAGTTCCATTAACTCATACAGACCATCGCCACCCTCCCCATCAATACCTAGCGCTCTTTTTGTCGCCTCTGGGCGCGCTTGCGAAATTCTGTCGACTACATAGTTTCTTAGTATGTGTCTCGCTACTTGCTGAATCTCGCCTTCGGTTAGAAGTTCCCTAACTTCACTATGCCTTAACAACGAGAGAACAGCAAGACCATTGGCAAACTCTCCGTGCCTATCAAAGCCTCTACCGATTGCGATGTGTCCTATTGCTTCGTGTAGAAGTTCAAATGTATCCGTGGCTCCACCATATGCCTGTGAGCCATCAATGAGAGAACCTACATACAAAGCAGCCCAAGAAGAATCACCCTCAAGTATTCTGAGTTCGTCATCAAGGTCAATGTCATCCGCTACAAGTGTTCCACGGAGACGGCTTGGAGTATCCTGCCTCCTGGTCTTTCCGATAATAGAGTTAATTCTTTCTGAAGCCCATTGTGTGAACTTTTCCATACCAGAGTTTCTGTCAGACACAGAACCAGAGCCACGCCTTGCCAACGGGTCATTGCCTTCTCGTAGTTTGGCAATAACAGCCTCAACAGTTTCGTCACCAGGAACTTCTATTGCCGACCAGTCTCTTCTGTCTTCTAGGAGACCAAAGAACGCTGGGTGTGGGTCAGCCATAATCATTGGGATATCGTCTGCGCTAATGACTATGCGCATGGAGTCAAGAAGACGGGACTTGTGTTCGTCTACTCCCTCTGCGAACTTGTATCGCTTTAGACGACCACCAGATATTGCTTCCAACGAGCGGGTAAATGCTTCTTTGGCGACCCTTGCTGCTTTACCAGTAAGACCCATCTCTCGCACGATAGCCTCGCCTGTTTCCTCACCCTTCTCTGGAAGGTTCATTTCGGCAAGTCGTCTTGACTGTCGCACTACATCGCCAGCAACGATTCTTGCTCGCTCGTCTTTTGTTGCGCTAGCAAATCCCTTGCTGTTTGCTGAGTCATGCTCTCTTCCGTGGTCAAGTAATCCAATCAACTCTCGCAGGTCATCGTCTTCAGCCATTCCACTGAGCGAATCCCAGATTCCGCGCTCTCTCTCAAACCACGCCCTGTTTGAGTTCGGCGATGTCTCGTCTCTCTCCCTAATGAATCTGTCGCCAAATCTTGTGTATTCGAGCGACTGGAACCACATACCCTTCATGCGCAGAATATCGGTTTCCGAGATGTTGTTTTCCTCTCCCCATCTATCCATTAGAGAGAATATGGCAAGCATGTTTGCCCATTCTCCGTGTCTGTCAAAGCCCCTACCGATGGCAACATGACCCCATAAATCGTGGGCATTGAGGAAACTCTCTTCTCCGAAGAAGTATCGCAGACCGCTGTAGCCCATGTTGTAAAGAGCCTGAAAATATTGCGTAAACGCAGTCGGTATGTACCCGCCTCCACCAACCCATGTTCCTGATTCATCTTCAGTTCCTGGTGGTAGTGGGTTTTGGGCTGCTATTTTGTCCCAAATGTCCATCAGCCATGTATTGAATGCGACCGTATTTAGTTTGGTTTCTTCATCTCTCTGGTCAATGGTTGCCCTGTCCTTGACATCCACTTTTTCACCCATGCGTTCCAGCAGGTCTTTTATCTGAGCACGAACTTCTTCTGGCGGGGCCACGACTAGTGACCAGTCTCTCTTGTCTGGAATCTCGCCTATTACAAGGGGGTGTGGGTCTATGGTTAGATACGGTATTCCGTCCTCTACGCGCACCCGTATGGAGTCAATTATTCTCTGCTTTTGCTCTTGGGTTATGGCGGGATTCACCAGAACTTTCTTTAAGTCTTCGTAGTCCAAAAGCGCTTCGTTAAGCATTGTTATTTCATCAGGGGTAAGTTCCAGTTCGTCCGCTATCTGCTCGCTTGTCTTACCTCGTGGGTTCACTGCGTCAGAGCGTGAAGCAAATCCAATGCGTCGCTCTATTGACTTGACTGTTTCTGCCTGCTTGGGGTCTTTTACACGACTTGACAAGTCACGACTACGGCTAGCAGAAACAAAACCGCCACGCATGGACGGGTTTCTTTCCTCTATCTTAAAGACACCAGTGGGTCTACCGTGCCGTCTATCTATGTGTCTAAGAATTGAGTTCTCATCCATCGACCCGAGTCTGTATTCCATTGCGTGAACACCGTCATTGTTGCGGAAAGGGTCAAGCCTTACATCCGTACCCTCTGTACCAGCCCTGTTATTGAATACTTCATACATCCCGTGACCATTCTCGGAATGTAGACCACCCTTGTGTGTGCCGAGGTCTGCTGCGACGGTGGTAACAAAGTCGTCGAATCCAGGCCAGTCAACATTGTTTGGCGTTCCTTTAACACTCATGGTGCCAAACTCATCCTGTAAAATACTGCTTGTTATCTTCTTTCTGTCTTCATCAGCCTCTACTCTTCGTACAACAGTAGAGCCTTTTCTAAGTTTCAGTTTCTGACCTGGCTTCGGTGTGAAGTATGTATCAACTCCGAGAAGGTTGCCAAGAGATTCGGTGCCATTGTCGTCAAGAACATCTGTCAATGGAACCATAATCAGATAGCCACCGCCAGTTTGTTGCCAACCCCAATGCTCCTCTACGGAATGGTTGAGTGTGAAGTGGATTGTTTCTCTGTCTACATCTATGTACTCACTCGGGGCCCCGAGAACAACATTGCCGTCTTCGTCATACTCTGGTTCAAACTCTGTCCACCTGACAAGAACTAGGTCTTTTGCGGTTGGCGTGTATGAGCGAGCCTCTTCGTCGGAGACATACGGAGCCTCTTCGCCATCTTTTCTCTTTCTGGCATAGAGAATAGAATGAGCCATAACACGAAGATTGTCCTTAAACCCACTATCAGAGCGAATCTCTTCGGCAATGCTCTTCGCCTTGTCTATCTCTGCCTGTCGTTCTCTGTCTGCTATCTCTTTGCCAGCAGCAGCGTATCTATCAAACTCTTTTCTGGCTTCTTCATCGCCCATTGTGGCGGCATACAGAAGTGCTGATATCTCTGTTGAGTTGGTTTGTTTGTAGTCGTCCGTGAGTTGACCATCGCTAGTACCAGAACCAATGTGCGCATAGAACCAGTCAAGAGCGACTTTGTCACCCTCTGGTGTTCCTCTTTCTAGTCCAGTGATGTCATAGGGGTTAAGCGGAACATTCCGTGCGTCCCCAATATCCATACCGTGTCTGTCCTGTACTCCGAATACAACTTTCTCACCGTTTATGTCGTAAACAACCACACCAAGAACACCTCTTGATGGCTGGTCTTCACGCCACTCCTCAGAGCCAGGGTTGTGGCGAATGGTGGTTGGATTAAAGCGACCCGCTATTTCTTCTCTTACATTTCCAGAAGAAGAGGCAAAACCACGACCTCTTGGTCTAACAATTCCTTGCTCTACCCGTATGGTTTCTAGGTCTTCATCGTTCAGACCGTTGAGCATCGCCCTGCGCAGTCTCTTGCCCAACTTCTGGTAGTGGTAGACATCACCATCGGTGGCGTCACGAACCGACGGGTCCCGTCGGATACGGTCGCTGACAATATCCATCAGTATGTTCATGATGTCCATTGCGTCTGTGTGGGTTATTTCCCCATTGTTGAGACGCTCTATTGTCTGGTCAATCCATTCGCCGTCAAGAACATCACGGGTTCTACCCGTCATCATTCTGTCTTCTATGTACTCTCTGTTCTCCTGTAGCGTTCTTATTGCTGATTTGGCAACCCGTCGCTCTGGTCTGATGATTCTGTTAAACCCCATCTCCCTTGACGAAGAAGCAAAGCCGGGCAAGTTCACCTTGTCCATGGACGATATTGGCATTGACTCAAGCGTTGAAGCCTCGTTGAGTATTCTCTTTCTTGCCTCTGGCGAAAGATTCATTGTCGGTTCTGGAATATCTCCGAACATTGAGTACATAAGTGTCTCTGTGCGGTTGTTTATCTCTCTTGTCAGTTTGTCGTGTGCTGGGTCAGATAACTCAACAAGCCGTCTTTGGTTGTGTAGTTTCTCTATTTCACGCATGCTTCTGTCAATAAGAACCATCTCCTTGACAGAACCCATTGACTCCGATGGGTCTATGTTTACAAACTCGCCCTTGTCCACATCAAATACATCGGTGTGTTCTACTTCTATGTATGGTATTCCGTTTCTTTCGGTTTTGGATACCACCTTGAAGCGACCACCCGTGATGCTTTCTATCGGCATATCACGCCGCTCTCCGTCAAGAATAACGCTGTCAAGAAGGTTGCTGTCGAATACCCGTGCGCCCATCGCAAGTTTTACTATCGCAGACTTTTCACCACTGAAACTTCTTACATTTGGAACCTCTTCTGGCAATAGCGCTACTGGCGAGAATGATGTAAGTGGCATGTGTATTGTGTCGCCAAGTTCTGCTGAGAGTATTTCATTCTTTTCACCTAGTTGCGACATGGTGTGATACAGGGGGATTAACGAGAATGTTTCGGAATCCCTGATTTCATCCATCATTCTCTTTGCTCTTGTCGCAGACGAACGAAGTTCAGAAAGCGTGTTGCTGTCTAGTTCTGAAACGGCCCCGCCGTTCAGCAGTCTTCCTATTCCGGTATTGCCAACAAGAAATGACGGTACTTCCGACGGCTGTTGTAGACCCATCATCATTCCCGAAATATGCTGAATGTCGTAGTGCGACTCAGAAGCCCATTCTGTGTAGGCGTTGGAAATCTCTGGCATGAACCTGTCGCCAGGTATCTTGAACTTGTAGTCGCCAAGAGAAAAGTTTGTATGACCCTCAGTACCCCTACGCACGGTCACCCGTCGTGCTTGTTTATCTACTGGCTGTTTGGTCGATGCGACATTGCCGAGAGAGTTTGACGAACGCTTTGGAACAGTATCTCTTGCTCTTTCCACCCGTGAAGCCCGTGATGCGGAGGCAAAACCATGACTCTCACTCGGTGTTTCCCACGGTTTCACCATTCCGTTTGTGTTGTATGGGTCTGAGTGTTCGCCCAATATGTACAAATACGCAGCAGTCATTTCTGGCGTTATGTATTCATCCCTGTAATCGGGGTCTGGTTGAGACATAAGCGCACCCAACTCTGCCCATGTTTCTTGTGGGTTCTTCTGTGCGTATTGACCAGCAAGACCAGCAAAAGGCAGTCGTGGGTCACCGAATACCTGTGGATAGTCCTCTGCTAGACCACGCCACACATCTTCCATTTCGGCTGGCTCCCAACCGTACCTCCAGAAAAATGACGATATGTTTGCTGGGTCTGATGGGTCTAGGTTGTTCATGAGCATTGTCTGGATAACAAACCCAGGACCCATGTCTGGATTATTCATTACTCTTTCACGACCACGATTTAGTACATCCAACTCGTAGTCCCCCAAACGGCTTAGTATGTCTGCTGGGTCTATTCCAATGGCTCTGGCAGCCAGAATAGCAGTCTTAGCAAAATCAGAAAACTCTCTCTGTGGCTGTGGGATTATGGACAAAGACCCATTGCTTAGGTTTTCCTTAGCAAAAGCCATTCTTTCCAGCGCATCATCTATCGGTAAGTTGGGGTAAAGATAGGCAGCCCGTGAGTATCTATCTCCAGATAAAGCCTCCAAATCTCTTCTATCAAGACCAGCAACCCGTGCGACCCTGTCGCGCATTCTTGGAACGGTTCCCAAACTTGATTTAATCCCAAATAGCGACGACCAGAACTGATGATGGTATTCGTGTACGAGTGTTCCCTCTAATGATGTAGAGAAGTTGGAAATGTAATCTCTTCCAAGCATGTCTGACGACGGGTATGCGCTACTTTCTCCCGGTCTGGGTCTACCCATACTTACTCTGCGTGTTCTGCCGAACTTTGGCATTTGTTTGTCTGGACGGAATAGACCACGCCACTCTCTGTGGTGGATGTTGATTACCGTAAATAAACCGAGAACATTAAAGCCCATAATGCCCTGCGTGTCTACTATCGCATCAAACAGTAAATCCATAGTCTGTTCGTCGGTATTAAATACGGCTTTACCAGAAGCAGGGTCAACATCGGACCTCTGTATTGGGTATGTCATCGGGTTGCGTCTAGTGCCGACAGTTGGTATTGGTATTGTTTGACCGTTTCTGCGAGCGTCTCTGTATTTCTGTACAGCATCTGGGTCTGACGGGATAATCGGCGACGAACCAAACCTGCGAACCGTCCACAAGAACTGTGGAGACTCATTCAGTGCCTTTTCTAGCCAATCCTCCATTCTCGCCACACCTTCGGGAGAGAAGTCAAAAAGGTCGCTGTCTATCATGGTTTCTACGAGTTCTTTTACTGCTGCGAGAACATGTGGGTCTGGGTTCGTGTTACCCATAAGCATGTGTTGTAGCGAAAGGTTTACTAAGTCCTCTCTGCTTCGTGGAACCAACGCTTGCGCTATTTCTCGTGGTGTTGCGTCTTTTAGCCAGTCCACACCCTTGAGTGGTGAGTCGTCCTCACCCGAGAACGCCCTAGCCATGTCTCTTGTTCCGTTTTCATCCCGTGAAATGGATAGCGAGGCAAATCCTCTTGCCCGTGGAGCATTCTGTGATGTATCAACTTCTATTTCCAGAACATCTAGATTGTCGCTACTGCCAGTAAGTAACTGTATGTCTGATTTAAGTGTCGGGCTTACCCGTGCTTTTCTGTCTGGGTCATTGCTGACTAATGCCGAGTATCCCTCGGCAAACATCTCTACTGGTGCTGTCTGCCCGTATTCACTAAGAACATGGGGGGGTCCATTTTCCCAGTCAAGTCCTTCGCCCTTCTTTACTGCTCTTTCTAGTTCAGCAGACTGTCTCCACCGTCTATCTGCTCTGTCGAGTCTTGCTGTTGGGTTCTCTTTACGCCACTTATCCCATCTGCGTCTGTACAGATAACCCTTTATTCCCTTCGGATTTACTTCGTCCCAATCCATGCGCCAATACCACCCAGCGAGGTATCTAGCCTCCCTGTCTGGGTGCGCCATCTGCGATAGGTAGTTGATGAAGTGTCCGTATTCGTGCGTGAATGTGCTGTGTGGTGTCCACTTATCGCCAGTCTCTAAATACCACTCTGTTCCCGGCAGACCCTTGCCACGCTCGCCTTCGGCAATTCTACCTATGTCATCAAGAAGCGCTCTATTAATCATTATGAACATGGAACCTGTTGAGCCGTTAAAGTATCCACCCATAGACAAATCGTCTCTACTGCTCACCAATACTGGTGGCATTCCGAATGTCTTTACATGCTCAAAAAAATCAGGGTATTCACGGAACGCTTTCGCCAACGATTCTCTTGCTTTTTGTACCGTTTCAGGAGAGAGGTCAAACACCTGACCAGGAACAACATCACCCTTATGCCTTTTTGCTCTTCTCTGCGCGCGCTTCCATTTATCGCCCTTCCCCTTGCCAATGTAGTAAAGCGCTCTTTTGAGGTCTAGTTGTGCGCGCTCTTTTGCCGTCATGCCGTCCATGGCTTCTTCTACATAGTCAGCACCCATAGTGTCAATGAGCCATTGCGACCAATCTTCCAGCGCACCAAGTGCTTCTTCTGACGAACCAGGAACTGACGCTTCTGCCAACTGCTCTGGTGTCATGTCCGTCATGTCGTCACTGGCTGGGAGTGTGCGACTAGATGAGGCGAAACCTAGTCTTTGTACACCTTTACCCGTGAGGCTTTCTACAAATATCCTATTTGACGGAGGGATAGATTTTTTGTCTTCTGCGTGTACATATTCGGTGAATAGTTCTGCCACGAGTTCTACTGGCTTCATTACCGCATACGCCGATGGTGGGATTATTTCTACTTTTTCGTCCGCTTTTCTTATTCCCTTTTTGTCATCCCATGATTTGTAGTTGCGTTCAGATGGATTCAGAATCTTTCTTGCGATTCTTAGGAACTGTCCCCTTACCTTCCCTGCTCCACTCTGGTCTATCTGCCCCCATGTTCCGTTGTACAGAAGAAACATTTCTTCACGAACAGCAGGGTCTGGATGGTTCAGCATCATGTTGTAGTGGAGATAATGACCATATTCATGTATGAAGGTATTGGGTAGCGCTTCATCTATGTTGTCTTGCGCAAAAACATCTGGCAGTTCGCTCTTTCCATTTGGCGTCAGTGAGTCAATTACATCGTCGCCATGTCTTTTCTTTACTGCGGCTACTACTGCGCCAAATGCTGTACGCCACTTAGGTTTTGGTTTTCCATCTAGGTCTACCTCGCTGAGGGATAAAGAGATAAGAACATGCTTGTATGCTTCGCCAGCAACACCTGACATTGGCTTCACCACTGTGGCTGGTATGCCAAAGCGGTCAATAAACTCCCTCATATCAGGATTGTTTTCCAACATGCGTACCAATGCGGCACGGGCTTTGTCTATTGTCTCCTTATCAAAGCGACTGTCCTGTAGTTTCATTGCGTGTAGCAAGTCGTTCACATTGTCGAATCCATTGGGTAACCCGTGGACGCCTACATGCGCTGTTATGTAGGCAATGAGGTCTGATGGGTTATCAGGTATCGCTACCTCTGCTATCTCCTCATTGGTCTTGCCTACTGTCCAACCACTAAACGAATCGCCCCATTTACCCGTGGCACTTGCGAAACCTCTTGACAATGCTGAGACATTGGATAGCACTGCTGGTCTTTCGTATGGTGTGTTGTCCTGTACTAGACCGTCACCATCACCGTCGTATGCGTTGGGGTCAAACCTTGCTGTCCCTCTTGCGAGTGAACCAAGGTTAGAACCTAGTGCTTTCGTATCTATTGACTCAGACGATTGCGACCTACGGCGTCGCTTAGCACGAGCCGTATCGTCAAGGTTGATGTCATAAGAGAAGGGCATGGTTTCATTGTAGAACACACCGTCAATGTGTGCGTGAAGCGAATGACATTTCGTGTGTGCGTATGCGTATGCGTGTGCGTGTTCGTACGCATGTCAAGCATTGCGTGACTGCGTGTGTCATGGCGTGTCGTAGCGTGTGTCGTAGCGTGTTCGTGACACACTTCGTGCTTGCGTCGTGAGGTGTGTAGCCTAACACATTACTGTACCAATTACCATACCCAATGCCGTACCCATCATGTCCATAGGCGTTAGGTATTGTTAGGACGACCTAACGAACAGGCGTTCGTGCGAACAGGCGTTCGGGTGGGGGTTGTCCACAGGGTGTGGATAACCACTTAGCGTGGTCGGTTCTAGTGCCGTAGTCGCCAGCCCCGAAAACTTTTTGGAGAGCGCATGGGCGCGTGGGGGGCAGCGCGGCACAATTTGAG